GCCGGAATTACCCGCAGTTGATTCGCTTGGGGAGTACCTTTTTGTCTGTGCGGTATAAAAAGCCATTAAAGCGCGTCGAATTGCGCATCTAGCTCGCCGATCATTTTCTCGATCCGGTTTCGCGCCTCGATATGCTCTAAATTCACATTCGCGGCCTCGTCATTATCATCGACGAGATCGAGCTGCGCGCCTTTTTGATCGATCATCTTTGTGATTGCATCGCGCGCGGCCTCAAATTGTTTCCGTTGTTTTCTGATCTGCTCGGCTTTTTCAAATATTTCAATCTTCATAGTAATTACCTGATCGTTGCAATTGCGGTTTGTAATGATCTTCGAAATGCGGCCGGCCAGGTCTTTATCGCTTCCCGGTTAGCGATCGCATAAAAACGCCATCGTATCCGATAACGGGTTTTATTTTCATAAGCGACTAAAAGCTTTAGCCGTCCGCTTGATTTTTGTCGTTGCCAGATACCAGGTATTCCACGAACCCGCCCGCTAAAGGTATCGACCCGCGCTAGCAGTTTCGCGATCTTTCCCTGCCGCCGCCCGATAATGTTTCCATATTGATTAAGCCGGATCGAAACCGGCACAGCCTCAGTTCGGCCTCGAGGCGGGCGCGTCCCCCCGTCAATTTGATAATTCAAAAAACGAGCGACCGCCGGCAAAATAAAAATGATTGCCGTGAGGTTTCGTTTAGTTGAACGCTTGACCCGAATTGCTTTAACCGTGGTCGGTGTTGGGTTATCTAAATCGCGCCGCATTGTGAGCTGTTCTTTTTCTTTTACCTCGACCGCCGTTTTGTTCAGCGCTAGCGACGTCGCAAACGGGATCTGACGCTTGCCCAACCTGTCGAGAAAAATCGTCGCGCTTTTGATATCCGATTGCACATTAAAGGCTATGGTCATATTTTCCCGCCCTCGCTTTTATCAATGCCTCTAATTCTTTAATTAACCGTGTCAGGTTCACGGGCTGCCAGTGTGCGCCGTTAGACTGCGCTTTGAGCCAAGCTAATATTTGTTTATCAGTCATTCCCCCGCCCTCGCTCGGCTAGCGATAGATCGTGCCAACTGAATAGCCGGGCCGCCGCCATTTGGTAATGCCGAATCAATTTTTTCAATCTCAGCCAAAGCCGCATCGAGTCGCTGCACGTCTTTCAGTGCTGCATTAAAACTGCCCTCAAATGACGCTGCTTTGTCTTCCAGTTCCTCAATACGCTGCTGATATGTCAGTATGTCGGCCTCGTATTTGATTTGCTCGCATTCCAGTTCTCGCGCTAATTCCTCAATACGGGCTTGCCGCTCATCGATGGTTTTGCATAATGCATCGTTATGAATCAACCGGCCGCGATATTTATCAACATCCCGTAACGCGCCCTCAAGCTCCTCAATACGGGCTTGCAGTTCGGCCTTGTCAGCGCAAAGCCGCCTGATTTCCTTGTCTAAAAATGAATCATCAGCTGTGTCAAGGCGTTCGATTTCATCGGCGGCTTCTATACATAATTCTGGCCACCACCGCGCGCGCTCATCAATGTTCCGCAGTCGTTCAATTAGTGTTTTCATTGGTCAGCCCTCTATGATTTTAAAAATCGAATAATGCCACGCAACAAATATAGGACGACGGCAAAAACAAACAAACCAAACCCGCCGGCCACCAAAATTAACCCGAACATTTCAAGCATTAGCTAAGCCCCTGCTGATTCATTACCCATTCAATCCGATTCGCCAGATATTCAATGTAATCTTCGCGCTGCGAAAAATTGCCCGCCTCATAGGCTCGAACATAAAGCGCGGTGTTGACATCCTCGGCGACTACCCGCGCGATCGATGCGGCTAAGGCCTGGCGCATTACTGAGCCCGAGCCAGGTTTGATAAATCGCTTTGTGTATTGCTTCGATCCCGGTCGAATATAGGGCGGCTTTTTATTATTCATAGTCATGTGCGCTTATCTCCGTAAATCGATTTGTAACACTCTGCAAAATTCAACGGCCCGTTTACATTATCGCGCTGCCCGGTAATCACCCGACGCAGATTATCGTTAACGCGATCGATCCAGTCTCGAGCGCTCTCACCTGGTAACTGCAAACAAAGCGGTTCTTTTATGAGCTCGATCGCCCGGAATAAAACTATCATTTTGTGATACTCCAGAACGCGTGCTGTGACCCTCGACCATTCTCGACCCTCACTCATAGAATGGTAACGACAAACGCCCCATTTCGGGCGCCCCTTATCCCAGTCGGTTATAAATTCGACCAGCAAAGGACATCCATTAGCCTTGCAGATTTTCCGATCGGTGCCGGTCATCCCTTGCAAGCCTCATGTAAATCTTTAAAAATTTCCTCCATTTGGGGATTGATTCCGTCGGTTGATTTGGCAGCATTTCTTGTCGGCCGGCCAGCGTTAGCGCTGGCCCCAACCTGCGCGCCTGGTGCGCGCTTTTCCTTTTTAGATTTAACCTGCGCGCCTGGTGCGCGCTTTTCCTTTTCTTTTATATTTAAAGGACTGTCTATTGTTGGTGCAATGGATGATATAGAGATTGACTTATCTGGTGTATTTCGTGCAACCAGTTCTGTAACAATTTCTGCTATAGCTTCCCTGGTGCATTTTTTGTTATAGAAGATCGGCCCGAGCGTGTAAATCGTGGTCACCCTTTCCTGTCGCTGAACCGCAACCAGGTCGACTTGCTCGAGCACATTTAGCGCCCGCATTACCGTCGTTTTCGATCGAATCCCCGTTAAATCGATAAACTGCGACAACGAAATAGCGTCGCTTGATTTATGCCAGCCCAACGTTTTGCGGATGATTGCCACCAGGCATAGAAACTGCGTCGGCGTTAAATGCCGCATCAATTGGTCGGCGAAGACATTGGGAAACGGGAAAAAGTTTTGCTTTAAAAGATTCGACATTGAGCGCCCTCGAGCTGGTTGAAATCAGGCTACTAAATAACATCAATCCCGCACCTTGGCAAACAATGGATATTTCGCCTATACTCTTGACTCGATCCATAACAGACCAGGAATAAACAGAATGGAACAAGTTAGAAGACTAAGATTTACCCCAAAAGAAGCCGCGCAAGCGCTCGGCATTTCGAAATCCAAGCTTTACGAGCATATAGCCAAAGGCGAGATCCGCAGCTTTTTGATCACCGGGCGCCGCTGGTTTACGCCGCAGCACCTGGAAAAATTCATAAATGACCAGGCCGAAATAGGGGGGGGGTATAAAAAATGATTCCGACAGGCCCACTCCAAAAAGCGATTGTGAACGCAATCAAAAACGCCCGCCAGCCGATCTATATTGACCTTGAAACCGTGCAAGGTTTCGATGGAGCAAAGATACGTAACGCCCTTAATCGGCTCGTTAATGGCGGCTTGATCACACCCACCGACGACGGTCGGTATCGACTAACAACGCGAGGCAAAAAGTTATGACCCTGTGCAATATTTTCGTTATTTCGCTAATCGGTCTTTGCATCGGTTTATGCGGTTTCGCGCTTTGGCAGGACCGGAAATATCAGCAGCTTAGAAATTATTTATTCAAGCTCGAGCGTGACCTTTACTTTGAAAATGAGGATTAAACAATGTATAGCAATCCATATATCGCCAAATTCGGCGACTACCTGGCCGACCAGGCCGAGACCGATCGCCTCGAGGCTGAGCGCCTGGCGAATGTTTTACGGTTGATAACCTACAATAACCGGCGCGTATTAAACGGGCTGCGCCCTGTCGAGATACCTGCAAAACTCGCCTATCCTGGCGAATGGCTTAAACCAGGTAACCGCGATCACATCAATCTAGCGACGAGGTAAAGAAATGACACTACCAAAAAACCTATACGCCGGCGAACTCGGCAAGGCGGTCAAATGCCCCGCCTGCGATCAAGTCGTTAAAACTTATCCTCGGCAAATTTATAAAGCGAACGCTAGAGCGTTGATCTCGATGTATCGTTTCAACATGGCAAATCCTGGCCGTTATTTTCGCTATAAGGATTTGGATATCGATATAGGCGGCTCGGATTTATCCAAGCTGCGATTTTGGGATTTGATCGAACGCAAACCCCACATTGAGGACGATAAAAAGTTTAGTGGATATTGGCGAATCACAGAGCTGGGAATCTCGTTTTGTCTCGGCCGAGCGACCGTCAAAAGGTATTGCCACGTTTACAATAATACCGCCTGTAAGTTTTCCGGCGAAGATAGATCAATACACGACGCCCTTAAAGATTCAAAATTTAGCTACGCCGAACTAATGGGGATGCTTTTATAAACCTCGAACATTGCCCGTTTAACCCGCCCTCGAGGCGGGTTTTTTTTGCATCTAAATCCGCAGTTAATCACCCTCTTTTTTTGCGTTTTTGAAAAACGACAGAATTTAACCGCTATTAACTGCGGATGTGGATCTGCATTTATGATTTTAACGACGGCCGCAAAGTGATACCTGAAGCCACCGGCCCCACGGGGATCGGCGACCAGCCGCACCGCGCAGCCGCAAAAGAGTATCACTATATAGTCCTTTGACCATCTGCAGATCCGTAACCTGGTCGCCTCGAGGTAACCCATATTGTTACTAATTGAAATCGGCGCCGTCAGAATCGGCCAAATCGGTTTGTGTCGCGCTATTCGGCGACGTTAAGCTAGTGCAACCAGTAAACATGCCACTAGAAGCGCCCACCGTCGACGTGGTGTCGAGTGCGCCGATAGTTGTTAATGCCGAGCAACCAAGAAACATGCCGGCAAAATTTGTCCCTGCCTCGGTTTGCAAATTTCCAATAGTCGTGACCGATGTGCAGCCGCGAAAAGTATCAATAAAATTTGTACAAGCTCCAAAATCGTAACCACCGAAACTGGTTAGACTAGTGCAGCCCTCCCATGATTCACGCAAACTAGTTGCCGATGAAAGATCGATAGCGGGAAATGATGTGATAGCCGTGTCGCGCCAAGCGGAAATAGCATTATCGATTGAATCTAAATTATAGTTTCCGAAACTGGTTAAAGCTGACCCTCTAAACGCGCTTGAGAAATTAGTTGCCGAACTAAGGTCGCTATCCGTAACAGTAAATGTAGTCAGCCCGGAAGCGCCAGAAAATGCTTGGTTAAGGGACGTTATATTAACGCCGCTATCGATAGTAAAACTTTCAATTGCTGTTTTATTCGTACAAGTATTACCCAAGCTTTTTAAATTCGCGCCGCCTATTATTGAGCAAGTTTTAATCTGATTATCTACGATTCTAAATGCTGTAATATTTGTCGATTCCGTTTCGACAATTACGTCGCCCGTCGGAACAACGCCTGGGCTGACGGTTCCAGAGCTATAAGTTATCGGCGAACCATCTCCCCAATCGACAGTAAAATCGACACCCCCCGTTGTTATTAATGTTAACCGCAAAGCCCCCGGTGAGGCGACCGGAACAAGCGTAGCTTTAAACGACGGGCCAGCCTTTATCAAGGTAGCATCTGATCCGGTAACCAAGAAGCTGCCCGCATCGGCCGCCAGCGGCCCCGCAGCCGGCAGCGCTGTTTTGAAAGGCCCGAGCGATTCTACCATTAGGGATTATTGAAATTTAATATCAGGGTTTGGCCGGAATTGTTCGCCATCTCGATCCGATCGATCTGGGTGATCGAGTGCGTGTCGCCGTTGCTATCGGTTATTTGCACAGTCGTCGACGAGCGGCTAGTTTCAGTAAAATTTAAATCCTGGCTAGCGGTGTTCGCTTCTTCAGTTTCCTTGAGTGCATTTTGTTGACGCGGCCCCGATAAAAATCGGGTGTTCGCATTAATCGCGTGACTAATATTAGTCATGTGATCGCCGGTAATAATTTCACCTTTGCGGATGCCGGCGATTTTCCGCGAGTTATGTTCCTTTTTCATTAGGCGACAGTCAGAGTTGCACCCGGCGACAAAATTCTGAACGCTGCAGAATTCGCAACCAGAGGATAGCCGATCTCGGTTAGCGAAAATCCAAGCGGCGAAAAATTAACCGTCCGGTATACGTCCCATTCGCGAATGCCAGTTGTCAAATCTAGCCCGTCATCGGCCGATGCGGTGATTTCTTCAGGCGGGTATTGTGTTTTACCTTTGAATTGCCAACCTTCGGCGCGATATGTAAATGTATAGCTAACTCGAAAATTGTCACCGTTTTGATCGGCATCGATCGCACTACATAAAATCGTTTTCGGTGGGTATCCATTCCACGTTGCCGAGTTTATTTTCCCTAAATATTTCGTTATGTCGTTAGTCGGAAAACCCGTCGCCGTATATTCAAAATTGATCGACATGCGAGGCCGCTCGACCTCGGCTGTAAATCGCTGACTAGCAAACCCGCCGCCGAAAATTTGATAGCTCGAGTCCATCGGCTGGCCGTTAATATCTTCGTGTGTTTCTTCGACCGAAAGGCCCGACGAAACCCGAGCCTCTGCCGTGCTCGAGGTCGTCGTCGTCCCGCTATCCTTGTAATAAGAAAGGGTAATTTTAAACTGCCCGCCGCCGAGCGGTGAGCATGTAATGTCGTTGAGCGTGATCGTCGATATATCTGGATGAGCGTCGCCGATATCGGGCAGGCCCCCATCGTTAATCGCATTAAAGAGTACCTGGGCGGCCGTGCCAGCAACGCCACTCACCAGGGCGATGCGCTGTGCTCGATAACCCTCTTTAGTCAGCGAAATCTGGCTACTATCTTTTAGGTCAAGTTTCGCTGCCATTACCCTGCTACCGCCGCGCCTTTTTCAACTGCATTAGTTATCCCGTCGGCGATCTGCCGCAGTAGACCGGTTTGCTCGTCTAGCTGTTTATTTTTTTGATTTGGTAAACCGGCCTGCTGCTCTCGAATGCGCTCCAGAGCCGGCTGGCCGGTCTGTGCGCGGTTAAAATCGCCGAGTAAATAATCCTCGGCGCCTGGCCCGATATCGCCGGCACCAGGTAGAAAACCGCTGCGCCCGCCCGTGGTAAAATCGCCGGCGATCAGCCGGCCGATCCCGTCGGTAATCGAATCGATTGCACCGAGCATCGAGGCCAGCCCGCCGAGCGCGTCGCCGGTAAACGCTGCGACCTTGCTCGCGTCCATTGCGTTTATTAGATCGGTCATGTTGTTGACCGTCGTCGAGATTGTCGCATTCAATCCGGCCTCGCCGATTTTTACCTGCAGCAAGTCGATCGCGGTCGCGAAATTATCAAAAGCCGGCGCGACATTATTCATTTGATCAGACATCGCGCCAGCAAAATTAACCCTGCCGATACTCTGCAAATAGCCGGTTATCTCCTCGGCATTCTTTCCGATCGTGGTCGCCACACCCTGAAATGTGAGCGTTACCTGGTCGCCTTGCGATGAGGCCTTGATGCCGAACTCCTTTAAACGCTCAAACTCGCCGGTGCTAGCATCAGCGACCGCCTCGATCATTTGATCTAAGCTTTTACCCATCGCCGACGCCGTGTTGCCATAGGATGTGATCGCCTCGGCCGACGGATCGAGGCCGAGCGCCTTCAGTTTGATAAAAGCGCCGGTAACCTCCTCGAGCGCAAAGGGTGTTGTCGTCGCAAACCTGACGATCTCGTCGAACGTCCGGCCGGCCTCGTCAGCCGACCCGGTTAGCGTCTTTAAGCTTGATTTCATGGTTTGAAATTGAATGTTGGTATCGATCAGGCCGCGACCGAGTAAACCGAAACCAGCGGCGCCGGCCAGGCCGGCGATCGCGCCCGTTAGTTGAGCTGTGCCAACCGCGATGCCTTTCAGACTACCTTTAACCGTGCTAAAGGCGCCCTTCGTTTTATCCTTTGCGGTTAAAATAAACCGGGTTTCGTGGGTGCTAGCCATCTAGAAAACTTCCCCTGGCGCGACAGAAAGCATAGTAACCGAGTATTTCATCAATGGGCAATTCGAGTGTTTCGGATGCACTGCGCCCAATTGCGCAACCATATTCATATGCCATATATAACAGTGCATCCGCGTTTATTCCTTTTCGAATTCGCCTATTTTATCAACGGCATCATGACCCATCCCGGCGACCATCATAAAAGCCAGGGCCTGCAAAACTTGGAAATCGAAATCATTCTCGAGACTTTCGACAGGTAAGTCGGCGAACACCAGCCGGCCTTTTTCATCCCTGGCCCTGTATTTTACCGTCGCGCAAATCTTACCGACGTTGGAGCTAAAGGAATCTATTTTTTTCTGCTCGACGCCGGTTAACGGGCGCCAATAAATTTCAACCTTTTGACCGTCTTCGGTAAGCCACTCGTCAACTGTGGCATGTGCCATTTGACCGCTTAGCGCATCGGCTAGATGATTTCGCCCAATGTCGGCGATATCCACGGTTTACGCCACAGAGCCGACAGTTAACGCGCCGTCGCCGGTCAAGCTGAACGTTTGAGTAACCATCGCGCCTTTCTCGTTGACCGCGCCTCGAGCCGTAACAAGCGCCTGGCCCGAGCGGGTTTCGTCGCCGGTCGTGTCGCCTTCAGGTTGCAGCGAAAGCGCAACCGACGCGCCGATGGTCATTGCGCCCTGGCCGGTCGTGTCGGCTTTATCCCATTTGCATTCAATCTCGGCTGTCCACATGGTATTACCCGCGACATGCCCCTTTGCAGTCTCGCCCAAATCGGTATCTTCGATCAGATCCATTGTCTCATCGAGAGTGAAGCGCGAGACACTGGCGACAGTGTTCGCTCCGATTTTGACGATCCCATCGTCTCCGCTAACTTTTGCCATTTCTATTCCTCTTTGTCGATTTCTTAATTTGTTTGGCGCCCTGTTCGGGCTCGATCGGCTGGCTTACTTCATACCAGCCGTTATAAATTGCATTTGGCACCTGCGACGCAACAACTGTAATTTCAACATCGCTGTCTTTATGAGCCATTTTGATTTGCTTCATGATTCCGCACTCGTTTTAGAATGTTGGTATGAAACCAGCCAACCCGACGTCATTGTCGCGATCGGTATGTCCTGCGTGCGCTCGATAATGGGCTCGGTTTCACCGATCAGTAGAGCATTGAAGACAAAGCCCAAGCCGAGTGTATTGTCGGCTGACATGGCGGCGAAAACCTCGGCCGCGATCGCATTTAAAACCGTTTCAACATTGTCGACCGTCGCAACATAGGCCTGGACGTTAATCGTCAGATCGCGCGTAAATTGATCGTCAAGCGTTTCTTCTTCGTCGCTGCGTAGATCGTCGCTTTTAAAAATGGACAGCGCCGGCAGCTCGTCAACCGGCCATACTCGAGCGCGCTCGACGCGAATCCCCGTCGTCGTGAGGCCTGTTAGTAGAGTTTTGACAGTCTCTAAAATTGTTTCGGCTCGGTGCGTCAAATTTGCTCCAGAATTAGCAACGTGGTTCGGGCGCCGACTTCCTTCGCCCGAACTGTGTACATGGCGTCTATTCGGTTAATCGTGATACTGGCGCCGATATTAACGCCGGTGACGTCGCTATTAATGCAACGTAAACCGACCCGCCGGCCAGTGATATCGATCGTTTCGTCGAAATTACTATCGAAGATCCCCAAAATTGAAATGTTGGCGCCGAGATAAACAACCTCGGCAAACTCTCCCGAATCAAAAAAACTGCGGGTATCTTCGATAGTTTCGATCATTGTTAATCGCTTTTCGTCGGCTTGTCCTCGACTACTTCACCGCGCCCGGTTGATACCAGGATGCGGGTGAGATTTCGATTACAGGTAAGCACCTCGCCGGCCTTGTGTTGTTTTTTATCCTCGCCCTTTGCGCCGCGCAACAATTTTACGCGCGAGGTTTTCGCCTCCATCTTTTTTTTCATAACCATTATAAAATCCTCAAGAAATTGGGGCGGCCAAAGCCGCCCCGTTAAAGTTAAGCACCTGATTCGCTGAATGATCCCGCGTGCCGGACGCCGACGTCAACGTCCTGAAAAACGCGCAGCACCAGGCCACCCGACGCGGCTTTTTCGGCCTTATCGGGCTCGACATCGAGCACGCCCCACAACCCGATTATGACGTCCTCGAAATTACCAAACAGGATTGTTTTCGCCGCTAGCTGCGTCGAGACATGCACGGGGTATCCGTTTGCCTCGCCGCGATCTAGCAGAAACATCCCGGAACCGGCGTCTTTTGCGGTCGTCTTCATTGATCCAGAGATTGCCGCCGTGGTGCAATATGCCAGCGTCCCGTTAAGCGCATTCGCGGTTAATACGTCTGTCTCGAAATCAACAATTTCCGCAAAGGTCGGAAACCCGGTCGTCGCAAAAGTCGCGATACTGGTCGCGCCGATTCCAGCCGTTTCGGTAACACCCGTCGGCTGACCTGCAGCACCCGTGCCGGAAAACGCCGCTAGGTCGATCGCGAGTGCGGCGCCCTTCGCCATGTCATCCATTAACATTGCCTCGACAGAGGGCGCTGATTGCTTCAGCAACCGTCGTGATATCGGCACTTCGCCGACTACTGTTTTCGGCGACATCGCAACCGTGCCGAGCGTCGCGTCGTCCGGTGTTGCGTCGGCGTCCTCTGTGACCCAGTTGAACGCAACGCCACCGTCTAGCCTGGGTATATCAATATCGCCAACCAGGCCAGGCAGGAATCGCGCATTCAATAAACCCATTAGCGCATTCGCGCGCAGCAACTCGATAAACGAGCCGGCCAGGTGATCGGTTCCTTTAAGAAAACCGCCGTCAGCATCAACACCGACAGTCATAACGCGCTGCTGGCTTGTATACATTGCCGATTGAATTTCGAAAGGAATATAAAAGCCCTGCGGCGCGCGCTGTAGCTCGTCTTCAATCGCCAGCGAGGCCTCGCGCTCGAAGCCGGCCTTGCTCCAGTCGTTATTAAACGCGGCATTAATCGCCCGCATTAGAGAATAGCGCTGGACTTCGCTTTTGCTAAGGCCGATTTGTGTAACGGGCTCAGCGCGCGATTGCTTTTCGGCTATCAGCTCGAGGACTGATTTATTCATTTCATCGACCGTCGACCCGTTGGCAATCGCCTCGCGCGCCAGGGTTTCACAGTCATACCGCTCGCCAATCGCTAAAATATTAGCCATGCGATCGGCTTCTTTTCGGCGCATGGTTTCAAGCTCTCGATTTTCATCGAGCGCGGGAACTTTCGCCGGCGTTTCGTCTTTCTTTTCCATTTGTATTATCTCGGTTTCGTTAAGTTTTTCGGCATTGCGCCCAACCTGGGCACTTGGATCGGCGGGTAAGCTAGTCATGGTCACCTCGAAAGGTTCCCAATTAACCGCTCTGAAAATAATCGAATCGTCGATTTTTTCAGTTACGTATTTATGCACCCGATATCCAACGCTAATAGTTCGCCTTATGCCGTCGCATATATCGTTAAAAACTTCGCTAGCCAAATCCGATTTACCAAATCGCAAAACGGCCCGACCAACCCTATCAGGGTCAATCGCTGCGCTTTCTACAACGCCGACATGCTGCCGCGCGTCATGGTCTAACAAGACCGGCCCCCCATCGTTTAACCTGCCAAGGTCAACCGAGCTCGGGTTATGGTCTAGCACTTCATCACCGACAACGCCGTCGATATAGCGTTGCACGGGATATTCACTCGAAAACCGAACCGCCACGGTTCGCGCTTCCGAATCGATACTATTTTTTTCAAAAGATAACTCGCGAAATTCGAGTCGGGTTTTGATAGTTTTACTCGTCATCGTCTTTTGCTCCAAAAGGGTTTTCTTCTTCTAGCCAAAAATCGATATTGACGCCGAGCGCATCGGCTCGTTGTTTTTCATATGCTAATTGCTCGAGCGTTTCGTCAAAATCGCGGCCCTGCTGGGATAGAATCCCTTGCCGCGTTTCGATACCCATACCGATGTTATTTCGATTTGCTTCAGAATCTTTTTTGGGATCTACCCACGGCCAGCCTCGAGGCTGCCAGCGGATATTTTGATATTTTGTCGCAACCTTTTTAAATGGCAGCGGCAGCTTGCCGTTGATAATGGCGGTCGGTAACCAGCGCTCATATATGCGCTGGTGCATGTGCTCGATCAGCCAGGATTGAATGACTCGCCATTGATCGCGCTCGTCGAGCACGCCGGCGCGTATACTTGAAAAATTGACATTTTCCAAATCATTCGAAAGCCCGCTATAGGAAACATTAAGGCCCGACGAAGCGCCGCGCAAAACCGCTCTCATAAATCCATCAAAGGCCGTCGTTGGGTGCGTCGGATCAAAACCTGTGAAAGTAGTCCCGCTCGGTAATTGCTCGATCGTGCCGGCCTCCATTTGCATTATGAGCTCGCCGTCGTCGTCTTCTTCGCCGTCGACAATTTCGTCGGGTGTATAGCTATCCCCGTCGGCCGAGTGATAAAAACCCATCTTCGAGGCGCCGATCGACGCGGCGACCAGCTCGGCTTCTTCATATTTGCCGACCATATTCAAGCGCTTAATTGCCGAATGCATCCACGGGATACCGCGCGCCTGTTCAGGAAAATCGACGATATGCAAATGCAGTATGTCGGCCGCATCGATCCGCAGGTATTCGCGTTCGGGATAAACATTCACCCACGCCTTAACGTTGTTTTGCCGGATATGGTAGGCCACGATCGCGCCGAACGTATCGTATTCGATACCCATAACAACCTGGTTGCCGTTTGGTAATTCGCCGTTATGATTTTCGTCGAGGTATTCAGCCGGCAAAACCCGCAATCGCATCCCGAAACCTTGCAATGGCGTTTCAATAATTTGAATCAAAACTTCACCGTCGCGGGCAATGCTGGCGATCGCCAGGTTTTCGATATCACGCCATGATAACTTGCTATCGATGCTGCAATTAAAAGGCCGGCCCCAAATTTTCCACGCCGATTCAATTAGCTGATTATCGACCATATCGGGTTTATTAACGCCGCGCATTGTTTGCGCCTGCAGCTTGATACCGTTAACCCCAATCACATTAGATTTGACCATTTGAACAAACCGGCGGGCATAGTCATTGTTTGAGCATAGATCCCGAGCTCGAGCGCGCATAGTTCGTAAGCCGTGCTTTATTTCTTCGTTGATTGGAACTTGTGAACCCGTGAAACTTGCAGATAGCCGGTCGATGATTCCCGCGCTGAATTCTCGCTTTTGCGGGATCGCGCCTTGCCGGCGGCTTGCCTTTTTAATGCGGCCGGGTGCGTGATGATATTTACCGTCGATTAGTGTTATTTTCGACATTAAAATTTAGCCCTCACAATGCCAGAATGGCCCCGCCCGCTCCGGGCTCGTTTTTTCCGGTTCGCTTTTATCAATTCTTTTCGCCAGTAATCCCGCCAGGTTAACAATTTTTCAGTATCGCGCGTTGCGCTGGTTTCGACGCCGAGAGAATAGGCCAGGGTGTCAAGCTGATTATTTGTCGCGCGGTTTAATATAGCCCTTTCGATTTGGGCAATCATTTGACGCGGTAGTGTTCGCGGATCGCCGCTAGCGTCGGCTTTATTGGCGGCGACTCGCAAAATACCATCGTCGAGCGTGACTCGCTTGCTATCACTGATTTGGGTAACGTATAAATCCCAATGATAGGAACCAACCTCGAGGACACCAGTTTCTGCAATCGACATTTCAAATAGAAACTCGCCGCTGTCCTCGATGCCGGTGACAACAAATTCCCTAGACGGCTCGCCCTCGAGCCGAAAATTAAAAGTTAAAGTGTAGCTTGCCGGCGGGTAATCCCTGACCAGGCCGGAATTGCGCCAGGCTACATAGTCGCCGGAAACGATTACTTTCGGGATTTGGTAAGGCGCCGTTGTATTGTCGAATTGATTCATTCGAGCGGATACTACCCCGAGTTAATGTTCGCGGTTTGCCAAATCGCGGAACTTTATGCAACCACGTTGAAAAAATCAGGATCGACCGTATAAAAAACCTGCGTCGGCGAAAACGTGACTTTGGCTCGATAACTCCAAATTCCTTTTTGATCGATATCGGCTGCAACCGTGTTGTAAGCGATTAGCCCGTCGGTGCCATCGGTGATAAAGGCCGCAGTTTTTTCGACAGTCTCGCCACCTGGTTTAGTCAAAATAATCGCGGTATCCGTTGCCGCGCTAATATCGAGATCCGCGTCAGATTCTTGCACCGTGACCTGGATCGATGTGCCTAAATCGTTAATAGTTATTTCATCCATTCGATATATCTCCGATTTGCGTCAAGGTTTGTTTTATGGATTGATCAGCGCTAAGTCGCTGGATAATATTTTGACCGCCGGCCAACTGAAGCTCGATTTTTTGCGATCCCGAAATTATTTGATATATCACCCGAACTTGGCTATCGATCAAAGTCGCGTCAAACCCGGTAACCGCAATAATTCCTAGTTCAGCAGCAAAAGAATAATCGACTTGCAAATTAGCGTCGGTGCCAATAATGCCGAGATTACCGCTATCGCATTCGATAACGTAACCGACCGCTAAAACGGCATCGGTGCCGGTGATCGTGACGCTGCCAGCCTCGGCCAATATCTCAACATCCCCGCCAGTCGTTAGCGCGGCATCGAAACCGGTAATCGCGATCGCGCCAGCGTCAGCGGCGACTACCTGGTTGAGCTCGAGGCTGGCGGCGGCGCCCGCGATCGTGACGCTGCCGGCGTCAGCGGCGACTACCTGGTTGAGCTCGAGCCCGGCGGCGGCGCCGGTGATCGTGATCGCGGCGGCGTCAGCGGCGACTACCTGGTTGAGCTCGAGGCTGGCGATCGCGCCCGCGATCGTGACGCTGCCGGCGTCAGCGGCGACTACCTGGTTGAGCTCGAGCCCGGCGGCGGCGCCGGTGATCGCGATCGCGCCGGCCTCGGCGGCGACTACCTGGTTGAGCTCGAGGCTGGCGATCGCGCCCGCGATCGTGACGCTGCCAGCCTCGGCCAGGATCTCAAAATCACCGGCCGTGGTTAAAGCGGCATCGAAACCGGTGATCGTGATCGCGGCGGCGTCAGCGGCGACTACCTGGTTGAGCTCGAGGCTGGCGATCGCGCCCGCGATCGTGACGCTGCCGGCGTCAGCGGCGACTACCTGGTTGAGCTCGAGCCCGGCGGCGGCGCCGGTGATCGCGATCGCGCCGGCCTCGGCGGCGACTACCTGGTTGAGCTCGAGGCTGGCGGCGGCGCCGGTGATCGCGATCGCGCCGGCCTCGGCGGCGACTACCTGGTTGAGCTCGAGGCTGGCGGCGGCGCCGGTGATCGCGATCGCGCCCGCGTCAGCGGCGACTACCTGGTTGAGCTCGAGGCCGGCGGCGGCGCCGGTGATCGCGATCGCGCCCGCGTCAGCGGCGACTACCTGGTTGAGCTCGAGGCCGGCGATCGCGCCCGCGATCGTGACGTTGCCAGCCTCGGCCAGGATCTCAAAATCACCGGCCGTGGTTAAAGCGGCATCGAAACCCGCGATCGTGACGCTGCCGGCGGCGGCGGCGACTACCTGGTTGAGCTCGAGGCCGGCGGCGGCGCCGGTGATCGTGATCGCGCCAGCCTCGGCAGTTAGGACAGGATTGCCGCCGCCTACGGTTAACGTGGCGTCGATTCCGGTTACTGAATACGAGCCCGCATTTGCATTTAAAACTCGGTGCCATTCGGCTAATGCTTCCGGCGGGATAACCGCGCCGCCAGATGTTCTTATGTGCGCTGGATATCGGCCAATATCATCGGCCGTGAATTGATAAGCACCGAAAACCACGTCGCCTTGTGCGGCGACGCCAGTTACCCATGTTGCCGACGCGCCAGCCGCAGCGTAAAAAAACAAACGCAAAAGATTATTACCTTGATTGATAGACTTGGCAGTGATTCTTATTCGCCACCAGTCACCCACATCGATAACGCCGGCTGATGCATTATCGCTCTCAAAAAGCGGCGTTTCGAATTCCCCGGTTGACGTGTCCAGCTTTAAAATGTTGGATTCTGGGCTTACTCCCAGATAACGCATATCAAAATACGCAAATCGAGTAGTGCGCGGAATGGAATCCTTTAAAATGTAAGCAGTGAACGTGTAGGTGTTTCCGATATCGTCGCCGCTAAACCAGCTCGCGTTTAACTGTTCACCCTCGAACGCCCCCGCATTATCATCGCCGATCCGATCCAGCTCCAAATTACCAAACGGATCGGCTGCAACATTGCCGGCCTCGGTCGGCGACCCGATGGGTGTCCAATTAAGCGCGTTATGAGACGTTGATTCGAGATTTTCACGATTAATTGCGAAAACACCCGCCAGAGCCGCTAAGGTTCGCGGCTGTATTAATGTCGCGGCGCTGCCGGTTACGGAATACGAACCAGCGTCGGCAGTTAAAACAGGGTTGCTAACTATGGTTAACGTGGCGTCGAAACCCGTAACCGCGAAACTCCCAGCGTCAGCAGCTATTGCGCGACCTCTGGACAAGGTTGCCGCGACACCCGTAACAGAATACGAACCGGCATCGGCGGTGATCGTATAATCCTTAGTGCCGGTGACGACAACCTCGACCTCAGAAATCGTAAAAATCATCGCGGCGGGCATGCCGTCTTGTTTTAAGGTGCAACGGATTTGCAGCCCGTTTAATTCTGATGCCGTCCAGTCGCTATTCCAGCCAGTATCGTTAAATGATTGATTAACCCATGACGTTGTAAAATATGAACCGTCGACCACGGTTCCTTGAGCGGTGCCGCCAATCAGTAAATCAACTCCGAAATAATCCTTGCCGGTGCCCGAGCCAGGTTCGCCAACTCGCGCGCGGAAAGTAACATTAGTTATTGTGTCGCCGTCGACAAATGTCGTGCTGGTAAAATCAAAGGTTATGGTATCGGTTTCGACGCCGTGATCTGGCGTTACCGTGTCGACGGTTAGTGTATCGTTAGGGGTGTCGACGCCCTGGTCGATATTCGTGACAGCGCCGCTTAAATCACTTGTTCCTGATACCGTGTAACCATTCGGCAATAGGATTTCAGTCGCCATCGTTTACGAACTGCCAGCAGCAGCCCCCCGTCTTATTTTTTCGTTGGAATTTTTCAGGAATATTGTGCGGCCAATTAACGCAACGGAATTTGAAAACCTCGCGGATATTCATACCACCGATTTGAACTGTTTTATCGTTCGACGTAATTTTCATTTGGCGATCGCCGGCCATCAGAGAACAACCGCGCTCCGGGTTTCGATTTGTTCGATAAATGCAATCGTCGCGCTGTTCGTTTGGAAAGGTAGGCGACTCGCGACAGCATGCGCCGTCGCATCGCCGCACCTTTTTTAATAGCAAAGGCATCAGCCTCGCGATTTACGTGACAGTAAAAATCGAGGTTCCGAAATCAACCGTAAACGATTCGCCGTTTGCCAGGGTAACGCCCGAGCCATAATCCCACCAGCCGATTAGCGGATCGAGCGGCGAGGACGGGGTGTCGTTATACAAAATAACATATTGAAAAGTCGCGACCGCACCCGTTGCGTTTAATACAACATCGGTACCGCTGACGTCCCATGTTCCCGCCGGCGTTTCGGCGCCGACGTTAGTTACATCGGCCGGCACGGTTTCGGTGATGTTGGTATAGCTTATTTGCGTGACGTCGGCCAATACCGCATCGGTAGCCGCAACCGGCGCCGTATTTGATAAACAGATATTCAACGTGCTGCCTGCAGTTGTCAAAACGTGAACGCCCGCCGCCAGGTCGACAGCAAATTGATCGTATTTATTAAAAGTTGCCATTTTTAAACTTACCTCTTTATTGAGTTGTGATGGTAGATCTCAATCGCGGTTTCGTTGGCTTGAATGCGTCGAGAGTTTTCGTGAATTCGGTCTTTTACGCTGCTAACATCGGTCGCGACTTGATTTAAATTCCGGTTAAAATTGTTCAAAATAAACATGATCATCGCCAGCGCGATCGGTGTTATAAGCCGCATCCACGGCGACACAGAATGCTCGATAATTTCCGATACCGGGCGCGCCACTATTCAGCACATTCAATTTTGCCGACATTACCATTACCCAATGCATTGACCTTTTCGCGGAAACGGAGTCGATCGGTTTCGATGGTCAGGGAACAATACCGATTCATGGCGTCGGCAAATCTTTTCGCGGTCGCATCCTCGGCCGGCGCAAAAAGCGCGCAGCCCGATAATAAAAAAGTGATTATAAAAGCCGTGATTATTTTCATTTTTTAATCTCCAAAATTGGCCAGCGCGGCCTGGGTATCTTTCAATGCTGTGACGACACCCGTCCCGATCGCGATATATCGCGGGATTTCACCGATATCATGGATTGATGCAGATGGATCTAGACTCGTCAGCAGTGCCAGCATTGCGCCGGCGTAGGCTAAAGCGCCATTAATCATCGCGCTGACCGTAACCTTTAATATTTTGGCGAGATCCATTTTGCGGAATATACAGCCGACCTTGGCCCCGCCGCTGCCACTTTGCGGAATTACTTACTAATGACCCGGTAAAAATGTGTCCGCGACATTTTATAGCGCCGCCGGATTTCAGCGCCGTTGCGGCCGTTAAATTCATTTTTTATTTTTTTAATCACGGCTGGCCGAAATTTTTGATAACCGCGTTTCAACATCACCCGAACGCCCCCGTAATCTTCGCGCGCTTCTTCAAAATAGCCGCTGACAATACTCTCGGCTTTTTTTTCTTCGATACCATTCTCGACCAGGCGCAGGATCAACCCGATTTCGAATATTTCTATAATGTCATCGGCCATTTAAAATTGATTCCGTGAAAGTTTTGCCTTTTCGATTCGACGATCGGCGCCTCTTACGCGGCGCGACCGATTCAACTGCCTCGACGCGCGATTTTTCGCGATCTTCATTACTCGATTGTTCGAATAAATCGCCGGTGGGCGGCTGTACCAGTTTTTCGAGTTGTTTCCATTGCGACCGACGCCAACGATTTAATCCAAGCCGCCAAAATGCCGCGATCGCATAAACCGAACAATCGAGCATTTCATTTCGGGCGCCTTTCGGTAGCATCCAGTCATAAGTTAAAAAACCCTTTGTATATCGCGGCGCCTTTTTCTCGGAAACCAATTGCTTATAAAATTCTTTTGGCAACTCGTCTGAAAAATGAATATAGCCTTCCTGTTCGGGACTGGTGAGCTCGAGCCAGTTGTAAATTTGATCTTTAGCGGTATCGGTGCCGACCATCCATAACTCACCGCCCTTTTTGATGGTCTCGCCGCGCACGTCAATATCGACTTTCGTCGGTTTGCCGATAATCGGCTTTGCCTTCGTTGACCAACCTTTGACCGGGAATATTTTCCGCGCTTTGCGAACCCGACAAAAATCATAAACTTTTTGCGTATGATGCCCGCCCGAATCTATCGCCGCCGCACTGATTCTGAGCTCCGACCCGCCGGCATTTTCAAAAGGCGCCGCCAAATAGTCGTCGAGCGATTTCCATACCTCATTGTGTGCCGGCGACCCGTCTAAAATTAGTCGATCAACGATCCAGCGCTCCCGCTCGTTATGACCGATTACCAGGATCTCGAGCCGGTTATCCTGAACATCGACGCCGGCAGTTAAAACCAGGGCGCCAACCGGGCATTTTCCGAGCGGATAAGATTCCGCGCGCTTCATTAAAATATCGGCCTCGAGCAGCTTCTTTTTTTCTTCATACGGCAAACCCAAAATCGTGTTAGTAAATGTTTTTTTAAGCTCGTCGTTTGATTTCGATTTTTCATAAGTCGCGGCGATCTCCGACCAGGATTCCCACCCGACCGGTGAATAGAGTGTCGATAAGTGAAAGCTTTTATGTTTGCGCTTTGGGAACTGGTGCACCCACTTGCCGCGCTCGAGCATTTCGGTCTTGTGATATTCAGGAATCAGCGCGCCGCAAACCGGACAAACCATAGCAACCGAACTTTCGACAATTTGCTCGTCATCGTCGAGCTCATATTTTAGATTTTCAATCTCGAGCATATGAAAATCGCCGCAATGCGGGCATGGGACATGATACTCGCCGCGCGAACCGTCCTCGAACCGGCGATTGATTCTCGACGTCGCGACCTCGGTCGGTGTTGACGTCTCGAGCTGCTTTGATCGCGCAAAAGTTTTACGCCGCCGCTCCGCGAGCTCGATCGGATCGCCCTCGCCCTCGACATCGAATGGGTAAGCGTCAATTTCATCGAGCATCAGGTATCGAACCGGCATCGCGCGCAATCCTGATGCTGAATTGGCGCCGGCGATCCGCAGCAGCCCACCGTCGAACCCTTTAACCAGAGTCGTGTTTCTAGAATCCCGCGATCGCGCCGGCGCGATCCGGTCTTGAATACAAGGCATAATCGAAACGGCCGGCGCAAATCTTTGTTGGCTCCAAAGCTTGCCGATATCGATCGTCGGTTGAACAACGAGCATAGGCCCGGGCGAATGGTCGATGACATAAAACGTCCAATTGTTGCCGGTCTCGGTTTTGCCCAGTTGCGTGCCGAACATCAAGGTGACAATTGACACGTTAACGTGCGCGCTGAGGCAATGCATAGGCTCGCGCAGATATGGCGTGCGGCTAGTTCGCCAGCGACCAGGTTCGGCCGAGCCGGTTTGTGGTAGGTTGCGATTTTTATCAGCCCATTCGGCCAGCTCGAGCTCCGGCGTCGGCTCGATGCCGTGAACAAAACCGACGCAGGCCTCTGAAAGTTTAATCGGTCTCAATAGTGACATGTGCGCGCGGATCTTCGACCAGAGTCGAGTGCAATTTTTCGATTAAATTCTCAAGCGCCGCTCGGATCTCTGCGGCGAGTATCGTGTAACATTTTCCCTTATCGGTCTCGCCGGCGAGCACGCCCGCAACCCTGTCGGGAATTGTCTCGAGATTATTTTTAACCTCGCGGCCAACCTCAAACAAGTTTTTGCGCTGGATCTCGACTTGCACCAGGTTGCCGGCCAGCTCCTCTCGATTCATTTCCGCAATCAACCGTTTCTCGCGGGTTAGCTTGGTTCGCTCGTTGCGCTCGGCCTCGCTGGCTACCGATCCGCGCGAGCTCTGGCGCGTGTGTTCTAAAATCGCGCGGATCGATTCAACTAAATCATATTTACCATGCTCTAACCTGGTGACAATGCTCTCGACCTCGAGCTGCTGGATTCGCCGCTCGGTCAACCCGGCCAGGTAAGCCAGGTCGGAAACATCAACCTGGTATTCTGAATTAATATCGAACTTTTTCACTGTGACCAGTATTTATAAAACGAAGATTCCAAAAAGCCCCTGCAACTAAAAATAAAAAGCGGCCGGAATTACC